AGTAGCTACTGTTTCAGTCTGCACTTTAGTTGTCGTTGCTCCACCTCCCTGTGGTCTTGGATTCTTTTGCACCCATGCTGGCATTTTTGTCATGGCCCAGTCTTTAACAGGTGTTCTGTTGTATCCATCAACAACAACAACTGTCCCATCTGCCTCTCTTGCAAGCTGATCTTTGCTTATGCGAGATAGCACATATTGAGGGTCATGTACAACATCAGCAAGTGCTGTTACTGCTGGGGCTTCAACTTCAAGCTGTCTCTGCCTAGCTTCTAGCTCTTGGATTCTTTTGTTCTTGGCCTCTTCAGCATCACGATACTGCTGTGCCTGTTTAGCAATAGCCTCATCATATCTGCCTTTTGCCTCTAGCTCTTCCTTTTCTTTTTGCTGTTTAAAAGCAATAAGAGCATCTACATCAACATCTGGTGGTACAGCTTTTGCTGCCTCCTTTGCTTTTTTATAATCGTCTAAGATTTCTCTGTTGCTTTTTCTGAGTGCTTCAACTTCTGCCACCAACGCTGCTGTATCTACAGGTGGATTTGGTTTGATTGGTTCGTCAGCCATAAATAAAAAATTTACAATTATTCACAATATTAGCTCCACTTTGTTTTGTCTGCCCAAAAAGCTGCTGACATTTTACCTTTGGCAATATTTTTAGCGTGTCTAGCCTTGAAGCTCTTGCGTTTTGCCTTATCTGCCATGCTTTCACCCTTTCTTGGTGGCTTTGTATCTGCGCCCTGCGCTCCAAATCTAATTAATTTGACCTTATCGCCTTCTTTTGCAAGTACTACATGAGACTTTGTTGGGTGTGACGGGGTTCTCTTTGGCTTGTTAAAACCAGACAATCCAAACCTTTTGAGTCTTGGGTCACTCATTTACCTTTCCTCTTCATTGCCATATTATGTGCTTCAGTAAAAGAAACCCCTTCTCTCATCTTGCGTTTCATATATTCCATGTGAGCCTTTGTATGACCATGAGCCTTTTGGTGCTTTGCAAGTGTGTTCTTTTGTCTGGTAGTTAGCTTCATCTTTTCTTGTTGTACCTTGAATAGATTGCTGCGTCTGCTGTTCTTGCTTTGTCACCTCTCATATAACTATTTACTCTGCCCATAGCCCACGCTGCCATAGGAACATTTCTTGAACCACTAGACAAATATGCACCTTGCCCTTTTCTATAAACAGCAGCAAGCTCTCCATAAAAAAACTTTGTACCATCAGCTTTTTTCTTAAGACTGTTCTTAACGCTTTCGCTTAGTGGTTTTCTTCTTTTTGCCTGTGACATTTTGTTTGGTGCGTGATTTAGATACAGCTTTTATATCAATATACTCTCCTTTTCTATAAGCTTCGGCAGTTCGCTTAATCTCAGCCGCTTTCGCAGACTTGCTTTTAGAACCAGACAAGTATTTTTTGGGAATACCTGTCTTTTTGTCCTTTGGAACTCGCCTTAGTTTTCTAGTCACTTTTTAGTTTTCTTTTTAGCAGTTGGCTTAGTTTCTTTGGGCTTTTTTGTTTCCTCTTCGCCCTGTACTTTAAAAATATATCCCATTACTTTTTGCCTCCCTTCTTAACTTTCTTTTTTTTTGTTCCTTTGGGCTTCATTGAACCATAGTGTGAAGGCATAACAATAAAAGTAGCTTTCTTTATCTTACTTCCTTTTGCGTTTTTTAGCAGTTGATAAAGCTATTGCTTGAGCTTGTTTTAATGTCTTGCCCTCTTTCATCAGCAAACGAATGTTGCCAGAAATAGTCTTTTGTGATTTGCCTTTTTTGAGTGGCATAAATCAAAGTAGATATTTACTTACTAGCCTTCTGTCCTGTGGAGTAACAGCATCTACTATCAAGCCTTCAGCTAATTGTCTTAAGTTGTCTTGAAGTTCACCAGAACTTTCTCTGATAGCTTTTGAAAGCTTCTCAGGAACAGTCTTGTCCTCTGGGAACTTCTGAGTCATTGCGAGTGCTTCTTCTAAATTCATAATAGATTTAAAGCATTATCTGTGATTTCTTCAACCCAATTATACAGTCTAGGTGCAATCTTTTGCATTTCTTCTGGATTTAACACATATTGAACAAAGCTTTCTGCAAATAATTCTCTAGGATTTTTTCTGGAATATCCTGTAACGTAGCTCATACCACCCATCTTCTTAAATTTATTGCCTAAAGCAACAGCACCGCTTCCCTTGTAATGAACTTGGTGTCCTATTTCGTGAATCATAGTAGAAAACCATCTTTCACTTACATCATTTGCACTTGTATTTGAGAATATTTCACTTGCTGGCGAGGGTTTTGTATAATCTCTTTCAGTCCAATAATCAGAATAAGCTTTATTGGTTCTTAAAGTTTCTTTAGCTTGATTCTTCATTTTTAAAGCTGAACTTTTAGTTATTTTTGCAGACCCCTTTCTAACTTCAGTATTTACAATAGTGCAATAGTTTGATGTGTAGCCAGAGCAAGTCCTCCCTGCTGGTGCAAACATAAACTTTATATCATCTTTAAACTGCAAATCTTTAACATTCTTTTTTTTGAAATTTGTAGTAACTGTGTTTACATATCCCTTTGTTTTTCTTGTAAATGGTGTATTAAATTTATCCATAAATCTAATAGTGGTATTGTTTGCATCATCAAATGCTTTCTTATTTTGAACAGCAAACTTTTGATAAGTTGCATTAAAGTTATATGTGTCACCCTGATAATTAAAGTTATTGATAGTTTTACTTTTTTGTAAAAACTTGCGAAGTTTCTTAGTATGTTTTCCTGTTAATCCTCCAACAGATTCAAGGCTATCAATACTCTCATCAACAAACTGTTGAGTAGATTTAGCAATGTTATTATCTGCTAAATATTTTTCTAAAGTATCTGTACCAAATGCGGGTGAGCTTGTCCCTGTAGGTGTAGGTGTGACTTGAGGTGTTGGTGCTGGTTTGGGTTTAGGTTTGGCCTTTGCCTTAATTGCACTAGGCTTGCCATACAATCTCTCCAAGTCCTTCAAACTTCTTTCGCTTCCATCTTCTCTAACCATCTTTCTTATAGCCTTTTGGCCTGACCCTTCCTTCTTTGCCAAGCGTTCAAAATATCTCACCTTTTGTTCATTACCTAAAGTCTTGACCTTAAGTTTCTTGTCTTGCCCCAAAAGCCAGTCACCATACTGAGTATCCTGTGGTACTCTACCAGTCCCCTCTCCTGTAGGTCGGGTTACAACTTTGCCTTTGGGTGGCGGTGTTAGGTCCTCAAATCCTTTTCGTTTCTTCAACCCTGCATAATCAACAACAGGAACAGTGGTAGATCGACAGTTGAAATGCTGTGGTGGTGTAGGACCTTTGTTATATTCAAACTTTCTACCATCAAGTCTTTTACATATTGGACTGGTCCTTGAATCAAGTGTTGCAACATATTCATATTTAGGTGCGACCTTGCTATTCGCTGCATAGACAGCCTGTGATGCTTGGTTCTGTACTTGGTTAACAGATGTCCTGACAATAGTTTGTATTTGGTGATTTGCCAGTTTTGTCATTTCACCGCCAGCTTGTGCTATCTGTCTGACACTTCCCTTCTGTCCAAACTCAAGCCTTCCTATCATTCGACTTGCTATTTGCTGTGTTGACTCTCCACTGAATACACCCTGTCTGATAGTCCTAGCCAAACCTTCCTGTTGTCTTGTTGCTATACCTCTAAATGCTTTCTCTACTGTCTCTCCATTTGGTAGTGTCTGCATTGCACCTTGCCTTGCAGTAAGTTCAAACTTACCAGAGCCAAACTTCTTAAAATCATCTTCTGTAAATTGCTTGCTTGTGAATATGTTTACCTTTGTGGGGTCTGTTGTGACAAAAGACTCTGCATATTTAGAACTAACAGCAACTGAGTTGATGGGGATATTTCCTGATTTTACAGCTTTTTTCAATTCGCCCTCTATAAATCCAGCCTGTACTTTTGCCAAACCTTCAATCTCTTTTATCATCTTCTTTGTTGAAGTCTTAGACCATTTATCCAGACTACTTTTTGACTGAGCTATTATTGCCCTTAGTCTTTTCTTGGTCTGTGGTGCAATGACTACCCCTTCTCCAGCCTTTGCCTGTTTAATATTTATTGCATTAAGCTTTCTTGCTGCAAGTAAAATAACGTCATTATAAGTTCTTACAAAGTCTGCTGATACGGCATTACTATACCTGTTTAGATCAATAGTCTCCCTAAAAAATACCTCTGGAATACTCATCTATCATTCTTCCTCTTGTTCCTCCTCTGGCTCTGGGTCAGGTTCTTCTGGTGGCTCTACTTCTGTTAAACCTCCCTGCTGTGTGCTTTCTATCTCCTCTTCGACATCAAAATCGTCACCAAGAACTTCCCCAGCAGAAAGTTGGTT